TGATCGGTCATATCAACCGCCGCCAATATGGCAACCTGTGCATTTGGTTGGCTACCATGATCCACGCCAATGCCAAATTGGTATTGCCCACCCGGTGGCGCGGGTAAACTGGATATCATGTTTTCGGCAAATTGATCAAATACTCGACCCTCGGGTATACCCACGGCCCAATCGCCGTTTAAACGGGCGGCACGATCGATTGGCAAATAGGTTTGGGCTACTTGATCGATCATAGCCTGGCTAACGATCGGGGCACAATGCATGGGCGTTGTTGCCTCAACGGTTAACGGTGCGTTGTGGCATGTAACGGTGCCGTTTTCTACCAATTTTCGCAGGTATTCCACATTTTGCCCCACGGGTGTCATTGTTATGCCAATGGTGCCCGTTTTACCGCCCGCACCACCACGTAAAACACGGGCCGCCAACTCGCCCCAAACCTCTTGCCCCACGGGCTCATCGATAGCCACGTACGAAATTGTTGAGCTTGCAAGGCCCAAACCCTGATTGGCTGTTTTTACCAATATCATGGATCCGTTACGGAAGCGTATAACGGGGTGTATACCTCGAAAACCACGCCCCGGTTTAAATTCGCAATCGGGGTGTAACTCATGTTTGGGGCACATGTTATATAATTTTTCTTGGATCGTTATGCTTTGTTGGTGGCTATGGGTGATTAAAAAACATTGTATTGGCGGCGGGTCGGTTTGTATGTACGGATGGGTACCCAAACAACGGTGGATTAACTCGGCACAATTTGCCATGGTTTTGCCAACCTGATTGCCACCCAACAATAATTTGATTTTGGATTGATCGCGCATCCATGCGTGTTGTGGCGGGGTGGGCCTGAAATATGCCAACGGGTTTTGTTTAGTGCGGTTTTTTATCGCACGTACATTGCGGGTTATTTTCTGTATACTCATAAGGTACACCCATTTGTAAGCTCGCTTCGCAAATTACAACGCCCACGGGATCGCCACGTAAACGGGCAATTGTTACACATGTTTCTAAAAAATTCCGTGTACGTGGCTCGACACCTGCCCGCCACTTTATAACCATGGTTGGGTTGCCGCCAATTTGATCGGCCAACCAGGTTATCGTTTTGTCGTGCGCGGTTAGGTTGCGCCGTACCCACTCTCCAAAATTGGCCATGCGTTTTCGTGCCATTGTGTACCCCGTGGCAATCGCATGGATTACACCCGCATACCGGGCAATCCATTATTTGCGTTGTTTTATATACTCTATACATTGATCATAATCTCCATGTTTGGTGCACGCATCAAATGCGGCCAAACTATTCGCAACATTGGCGATCTCCTCGCACTCAGATTGGGCGGCACCCGCGCCATTGGTTTGCAATCTACAAAACATTTCACGGCACAACAACGCCCCATGTGTTGCCAGATAATCCCCACCACATGCCACCGTTAACAAATCCGTTGCCGTTAGATTTTTATCCACATCGTTGCGAGCTTCAAACGCCGATCGCAAATCCGCTATTTGTTCACCCAACCCGGCATTGGGATCCGCCTCGGGTTTGCGGTTGTGTATCCACCAAACAACGCCCACCGTGGCAAACACGCCACCAAATGTGCCCAATGCAATACCCTGAATAAATGTCATTTTAACACCTCAATATCGTTTTGTACCTCGTTACCCCATGTTGCCCACCCTTCGGTTTTTACACGGGCAAACAATTCTAATTTGTTTTGTGTTGGGAACATCGCCACAATACGGTTGCGCACCTCGTTGGGTTTGGCACTATGGCGGCCACGCTTTTGTTGTACATATTGGCGTACATTGCGCGCGCCACGCGGGGTTGGTATTTTGCCGCGTTTACCCAGTATTACCAATTCGCATTGGCTCATTGTGTAATACCCGGGATTTACTCGCATTTTATCCCAAACAAATGCCACGGTTACATATTTAAAACCCCATGCGGCCATTAGATCGATTGCTTGATTTAAATGTGGGCTCGATGTCCACATAAACAACAATGCATTATCATTGCATAAATTCGCAATGGGCAATTGTTTTAAATCTTTTAAAACCATTGTTGGGTAATGCGCAATGGCACCGCCGGTTGTTGGGCCCGATGCGCCGGCGTGTTGTTGTTGCCCTTTGTAATCCCACGGTGGATCGGCGTATATAATATCGTACATTATAATTTAGCCCCTTGTATTGGTATCACGTTTGCCAATTCTTGTACGTTTCTTTCCAGGCGTTGCCGCAATACGGGTGGCAATGTAATGATGGCGTTGGTTATTTCCGTGATTAATTGATCATCGGTTAACCCTTCCATATCATCACCCATTTGCCGCTCGGCCTCAATTTGTCGTATTTGTGCAACCACCTGTAACAATTGCCGTTGCAACGCCGCGTACGCTTGCCAACTCTCGGCCGCCTGTGCCCGGTTAATCGCATCATTGAGATCAACGGCTTGTTGTTTCAATAGATCGTATGTGTCGTTGGGTAACTCGGCTTTTTCGTTTTGTTCGGTTTCTATCCGGCCATCTTTTATAAAACTGTGCCGCCGTTCCAATACCCACGCGGCGGCCTTCCAATCTTTTACGGCATGTTGTTGTACCAACGCCAACATGCGATCGCCGTTTTCGGCCTCGGCTTGCAATACATTCCGGCGAAATTGTACAAATTTACCATGGGGTGCGGTTTGCCCTTTTTTCATCCATACATAAAATGTTGATTCGTGGATCCCCGCAATGTTGCATGCCATGCGATACGAACTACCACGGCGTACCGCTTCCACAATCATGGGTGCCGCCTTTTCGAATTTCCCAATCTTTGTTTTATGGGTGCGGGTTGGTTTGGGTGTCTTTTTCGCCATTTTTAATGCCTCGTTAATTTGGTTTTTTCTGGAAAAATTTATACATATCAAAAAAATATCGCGGTGCGCAGTGCGGGGGGCCTATTTTTGCCACACACACAGGGTATGCGGGGTGCATGGGGTGGGTGCTGGGCTATATGTCGGTAAAATCTTCGCTATCCTCATCGATATCTAGATCCGTATCGGGTTTTGTTGTGGGTGTTGGCACCGGGTTGTAATCCGCTTCGAACTCATCCAACCAATGTTGCCATGTACCTGCATAGATATTCATATTGTGATCAAAATCATCGCGGGTTTGTTTCCATACACGCAATTGGGATGCCACACCCTCGGATGCGGTGCCATCGTCGTTGGTAATTACAAACAATTCGTTTGCATATCCCATGGCGGTATAACCAACGTGTAACAATGTTGATCGCATGCCCTGTTGCCGTTGCGCCTCATCGTTATCATCACCAAAACAACCCGCCAAAATGTTTGCGTGTTGCGATACAATGATACACGGCATTTTATCCATGTGTGCCAACAATCTATTGTGCAACCATGCCACGCGCATTACCCATGTATCGGGATCGGATTGGTACGGCGCAATAATGTATTGGGTTTTTATGGCCATCGTTTGCCCTTTTGCTTTAATGCTTCTTTTGCTTTTGCGAATAAATCGGCATCGCCTGTGGTTGTGGTTTTGCCCTTCGTTACAAACGAGTAAACACGGGCCCGTGCCCATTGTGTTTGGGTTGCGCCTGGTCTATGTCCAACGGCCCATGCCGCCAACCCTCGATCGAATACTTTTTGAATGATACCCCGTGGGATATCGGTAACGCGTGCCGTGGCTTTTACAAACCGTTCGTTTGGTGTGCCCTTGCCTTTTGGTGTCTCTTCGATAATTATACGGCGCAATCCCGAGGCCTTGATCCGTTTGGTGTATGTACTCGGTTTGGTTTTGGCTTTTGCATCACCGGGCAACGCCTTGAAAGATTCCTTTTTACCCGTTGCACGTTTGCGTATCTCGGCTTTGCGTTTATCCTGTGTGGATTTGCCTAGGCCCTTTGTATACTTTGTTGGTACTTTACGCGCGGCCATACCCACCCCGTTTGGCTGGTTTACGTTTAGCCGGTTTACGTTTGGTTGTTTTGCGTTTCATTGGTTTATTTTTGTACATGATCAATCCTCATCCTCAATAATAACTAGGCCCTTAAATGTTAAAGATTCGATGTTAAAACAATAGTAATCTACGGCATCCATGTAATTTAAATCGTATTTATCCATTAATAGATTAATCAACAGTGTAAACGAATACCAAACCATGTTGGCATTGCATAATGCCGCATCGAATGTATCGCGCGGTTCCAAATATATTGTGCCCCTCATTGTTTAGCCCTGAGGCGCGCACGTTGATCAAACCAACGGCGGCGGCGCATGTCGCGTTTGCGTTTCTTTTCGCCGGGTTTGGGTTGGCTTAGCTCGCCATCCTTCCACATACGAAATGCAATTGCCGTGGCCTGCCGTTGTGGGTAACCCTCACGGCGTAACAATAGTATTTTACGCGATATTGCATACTGTTTGTATTCGGTGGGTGTCATCAATATCCAACGGTTTGTGTTACTATTTGCATATACAATTTAACACATTTTGGGGGATGTATGGCACAATTCAAGGTACCACGCGATATACAATTGATCGCCAATCGGGCGTTGGAATACAACCGATCGTTGCCACAATCCAAACGTGCGGCATATAAAGATCAAGGCAACAAACGTGTGCCCGGTACTGGAATGAAAACGGCACGGCGGTTGGCATCGGGATCGGTTAGCGATGAACAAATAAAACTAATGGTGGCATGGTTTGCTCGCCACTCACAAGCCAATGCAGATAAACGGCGGGATCGCACATCCAAAATGGCAATTGCATGGGCATTGTGGGGTGGTACACCTGCGCAACGATGGGCAAAACGCATTGCAAAGCAGATAAAAGCAGATAAAAGCAGATAAAAACGGGTGCATTTTCGCCTATAATACGCAACGGTGCGGTGTACTTTGTACATTGGGCCGTTTTTTGGTGTTGATCTTTATTAAACTAAATATATTTTTTTTAAAAAAAGAATTGTATTATATCTGTTTTATCTGGCATTTTCTGCGTATGATGCCGCACCGTTGGATGGTATAGCCGTTTTGGCTATCTGTTTTCATCTGCTTTTATCTGCTTTTATCTGCTTTGTATCGTTCAATGTATGGCCGTACTTTGTGCATGCCCCATATTTTAAAGCGTTGCCATACCGATGCCCGCACCAATAATGTGTACAATCGGTAACAATCCATGGCATCCACAAACGCCGTATGGGCATATGGGCGTACCCAACCCAAGTATGCCCGTACTTTATCCATGCTATGGCCAGGGCAACCAATCGGGATTAAATGCTCATGTACCAACGTACAGGTATCAACGGTGCGGTATCTCGGTATGGGTACGTTGGATGCTTTTAATTGCCTCTCAATAAAGCCCATATCGAATTGGATATTATGTCCAACAACAATGTTATTACAAAGTAGATCCGCAATGGTGTTTGCCTCATCGGCAAATGTTGGTGCGTTTTGCCATGCCTCAGGTATATATCGGTTGATCTTTAATGCAACGGGATCCGCGGTGGCAATGTGTGTTGGTGCAATCTTTTGGTTGTACCCCTTCAATTGCCCACCCTCTAAAACCAGTATTGCGATCTCGATTATTTCGTGGCGTGATTTATCGAGCCCGGTTGTTTCCGTATCTACAAAACAAATGGCCATATTGTACCCCCATGTGTGTTGGTACAATATAGCCAATAACAACGCCCCACAAATTGCATGCGGGCATTTACTGGTTTATCAAATCATCCAACAAACCAGATTGCAAAACGCGATGCCCGATCCACTCGCTACATTGTGGTATAATCGCATTGCCCAACGCTTTTAATTGTTCTTTGTGCAATCGCCGGGTGGCTGGATCCAACCCTCGGGATATCCCATCATCCATTCCACAAATTGTGGATTTAGGTGCAGCCGTTCGTTGCCAATACGTTTGGGTTGCACCTGTGCCAATAGTGGTGGCGTATTGCGATTGTAATCCGATTGCGATCCCGTTTTTTTGTGATCCGATGCCGTGGGCGTTGGTAACAACATTATCGTGCGGGCTAGGCCCAACGATCCGTTTACCCCGTTGTTGCTGATTTTGCGTGGTGTCCCGTTGGATGTGTAAACGATCTGTGTTTTGTCGCTTAATATCGCTCCGGTTGTCCCATCCGATGCCGTGGGCGTTGGTAACATCCCTTTTAATATCATGTGCATTAATGGCCGCCCGCCCTGTTTGTATTGTGTCCGATGTTCGGATCCCGTTGCCGTGGGCGTTGGTAATAGCCCCTGTTCGGTTTGGCATTGGGTTGGTATATGCAACGCAAAACCATCGTTTGCGCAAATGGGGTGCACCGCATTGTGCACCCGATATAATTGACCATTCACAATTGTACCCGAGGGTGGCAAGGCTTGCAACAACCTCGGGGCCGCCCACTCGAATTGCATTTGCCACGTTTTCGATAATAACGATCCGTGGCTTAAGATCCCCAATAATTCGATGCATGTGCCACCATAAACCCGATTTGTTTTCATCCTGTAACCCCTTTTGTTTACCTGCTATACTGGTCGATTGGCACGGATATCCGCCAATAATAATATCAACGCATTGTAAATTGTGTGCACCAACGGTGCGTACATCATCGTAAATTGTGGCATTGGGCCAATGTTTACGTAAAATTGATTGGCAATATGTATTTTGTTCAACTTGCCAAATGGTGTGGGCATTTGGTATTGCCCGTTCGATACCGAGCTCAAACCCGCCAATGCCAGCAAATAAAGATCCAACGCGTATCATTGCCCACCGCCACGTTTTACCCAAATGCGTTTACCCTTCGTTTGTTTTACCTTGTATCCGAGATCGCGGCATATTTGCGAGATACGGCGCGAATACCCAACATTGCGTTGTGCGTGTGGGATGTCCAACGCATCCATAATGGCATCGGTTGTGGGCAACGCCTCGGGGTTGGTGTTTTGCAATACGGATTGCGCCGCCGTAGCCCATGGATCGGAAATTATAAACGCCTGTTGCATGCGCTCCAGTGTGATCTCCTCGGCATCGGTTAAAAACCATTTGGTGCCCGCCTCGTACAGGTGTAACGCCTCGGCAAATAATTGTGCCCGGTTAGCCTCAATCCAATCCACGTTTATTTTGTTTACCACTTGCAATGGCCAAAACCGCCGCTCCGGCCCATCCGATAAAAATTGGTAATCGTTCGTGGTGGCAACAAATACCGTACGGCGTTGGCGTAATACGGGTGTTTTGCCCCATGTTGGCCGATATCGATCCGCCGCACTGGTTAAAAACATTTTGGCATTGTTGGCACTGCGTCCATGTAAGGCGTGCATTTCGGCCAATTCCCAAACCCACACCAACGATTGGTGCAACAGTTCGTACGCGCTTTTATTGGTAATGTTGATGTTAGAATCACTAAACCACGCCTTTGTTGCCAACGCACGCAGGCCACGCGATTTGCCCATACCTTTTGGCCCAACCAATGTTAACACCGTGTGTACATCGCAACCAGGTTGCATAATGCGGGCAACCAATGAAACCACCCAACGTTTGGCCAACATATCTAAAAATTCCTTTTCGGCATCCGTTGGGGGTGTCTCAACGCCCCAATGTTTGGTAAACATGCCGCCAATGCGTGGTGTGCCATCCCATGTGGGCAACGCATTTAACCATTGTTTGATTGGTTCAACGGTTTGCATGTTGGCAACACGTACAATAGCCCCGGTTAACTCGTTATCCTTGCATTTTAGGCGATAATCACGCTCGAGATCCAACGCGATTTGTTGCAACTGTGCGGGCTCGATCATGTTGCCATGAAACAACAACCGATCCGAATGTTCACAATACGCCAACGTATCGTATTTTGGATCGCCTTCGAGTATCAACGCCAAATTGTGGCGGCAATTGATCGCGTTGGGCAATTTGGTGATATTTCCATCGGCATCGAATTTGGCCGGTGATTTGCGCAACACATGCCAGGTTGGCAAATGGCCCGATTGTGGGCAATGTGTGTTATCAACCACCACGCCCGATGCCGCAATAATATCGTTAATTTGTGTCATTGTTTACCCCTAATTGTTTATATGCCTTTGTTGTTTGGATGGCTTCACATACTACCACAAACAATGGGCGGTTGGTGAGTTTGGCAACGGCGTGGCACACCCTGATAAATGTAATCATACTTGGATCAAAATCGCGTAAACGCCATGGGTGCAATGTTTGGTACCCAACGTTGGCGAGCTGTGCAAATGCTCGCCGGGTTAGATCCATATTCTGAATTGTGGAATTTAACCACGTTGTAAATGTTTGTTGGTTCATGTTGCCTCGCTCATTTTACAATTGGGTATTTACGGCGGTGTAATGCTACGGTTGCAAATGCATATTTTGCACGGTTGTTTTGTTTGTAATACATGGCCACACGGTTTGCGGTTGCACGGTCTTTGTATGTTTTTTCCAATTCCCATTGGCCCGCCACGTAAATGTACACGGCAAATCGGTTGTTATCTGTTGGTTTTACTTTGATGGTTACTACGTCCATTTTTTTACCTCGGTTGTTGTTGTTAAAATAGTTTGGTTTGTCGGCTATGTTCTTTGTATCGTGCGGCGGCGGCGGCGTGATACTCGGGATCAATTTCCCACGCATCGAGATCATACCCGGCATCGTAACAGGCGCATGCAATCGAGCCCGATCCCAAATGGGTATCCAGTATGGTATCGCCCGGTTTGGCAAACGTATCTAACAACCACAAATACAATGCAATGGGCTTTTGTGTTGGGTGTATTTTGCCCTTTGTACGGTTATCAAATTTAAACAGTTTTGCGGGTTTGTTGTATGATGTCCATGCCAATTCTATTTGCGAGAAATTCGGCCACGGTTGGCATTTATCCCATGCAATCACACAACGGCCCCCATGTTGCCAAATACTCGGAAAATAATTACCGCCCCATATGATTTGGTTTTGTGATACGCGCATCAATTGATCAAAGTATTCCGCATCGGGTGCAACGTCCCAATGTTGAGCTTTATCTTTCATGTTGAAAAATACACGCGTGCCGTATCTCTCAGGCAACCCGCCTTGCCATGCCTTGTGCCCCATACCGTACGGCGGATCCACAATGGCAATTGTGTAATGATTATCGGGCATTTGGCGCATTGCTTCGAGCGAATCACCCAAATGTAAATTTATTGTTGGCATGTTTTATCCTGTGGTTGTTGTTGGTTGTAGATGGTGTAATAATTTGGCATGGCGCGCATGGCCTCGGGTACCATGTTGTGGTAATCCATAATGTTGGTTGTTAATATGGCGCACATTTGCAACACACGGTAACCGGGTATGGGTGTTGGGTGTTGTTGCATGTACCCAACCAATGTGGTGCGCGATATCTCTAATTTTTGGGCCATTTCGTTTATGGTAATGTTGCGTGTAAACAATTCGGCAAATAACCAATTGCCAAATGTGGTTAAATGTGGTGGTTTGGTAAAATGTTTGCGTTTCATTTGTTACCCTTTTTTGATAATGGTTTATACGAACCATCAGTAAAATACAATGGCGTACCATCCGGCATGGTTGCGTTGTGTTCGTCTTGTTTTGTTACAATGTCTGTTTTATCTGCTGGTCGTTTATTGGTAATCCTGTATCCATCGTTTCTGTATAAAATGTCGTATATCCATCCATCCGTGCAAAAACTTAATCGTCTCTGCATTACTGCCTTTTGGAATGAGTACCAACAAAAGTTTTTTGATAGTTTCATGTTGTTGCCTCGGTTATACCAGTTGATCCAATTTGCCATACCATCCACATTTGTCTTGCCTGTTGCACCTGGGCCAAACAACGGCACCAATGGATGTGGGATCGATTGAAAAATACACCTCACGTTTATCGCAGGATGGGCAAACGATATTGCGGGCCGTGTTGCCCTGTATGGATGCGCCAACGGCATTTGCCACATTGCGCCGTACCTCGATATCCATCATTGCCATATCGTACGTTTTTACACTGGATCCGCGTAACTGTGTTGGTTTTGTACGGGCCACATGGCGTGGTGCCGCTTCCTTTATGTGGTCGTATTTGAGTACCAACGGATCGCCATCCAAATGCACCGCCGTTTGGTGGTATTGGGCGGGGTGCAATGGGTGCCCCTCGGGATCGCAACCGTTTGGAATACTGTAACGATAGTATGCCCGGGCGTTATCATGTATGGCGGATTGATCTGGGGTACCACGGCCCACCACATGTGCCCAAAATTGATTTGCCGCCGTACTAGCTCGGCACCAATCCACGGCGGGTATTGATTTGGCCAACGGTAATACAATTCGGTATTTATGGTGGTACGGTTTGTGGCTAAATGATGTATGGGCGATTACTTGCCAATCGGTAAACATGCGCCACGTATCGAAGGGTGCCGCGCCATCATCCATATCAAACACCAACGCCCATATATCTACGGCATTGGATTTGGCACGGGTACCCGCAAATGTTGTTGGCGACCATAACGGCACATGTTTTTTGGCACCACGGTTTGCCATGGGTGCGGTTAGAGCTTTTGCCAACATGGCGGGCGTGCACGTTTGGCGCACCCCGTTTGTATTAAACAGGTTGGTAAATGTTGTTATTTCCATTTGTTTGCCTCGGATGGAATACAACCCACAATGGTTATTATTTTGGTTAAATTTGGGGTTGTTTGGTGTAAATACTGTACATAACGTGGGGTTGTTCGTATTCGTTGGCGTACCAATCGGATGCCGCCACCTCGGTAACGATATTATCATCCAACCAAATGCCCGATTTGGTTATCGCATCCATTACCATTTTGATCAGGTTGTCGATATCGGGTTTGGTTGTTTTGGGTACACGTTGGGTACATTTGATGCGTTGGGGGCGTTTGTGTACAAACACCAATTGCAAACGCAACGGTTGGTTTGCCAATTTCTCGGCATCGCCATATTGGTTTTGTATTTGATCAACCGCATGTTGCATGTATTCGCGTGATTTGGCTGGGGTGTAAGCCCGCCCTTGCCTCGTCATTCGAGGCCGCCCCATTGCAACGGGTGGGCCAAATATAAACCCGGTGTGTACACAATCCCACATGGTGTTACCTCTCTAATGATATTTTGATGGTATACCCAACATACGCCATAATTGTTTGGTTTGGGTGTATGGTAACACACATACGCCACAAATAATGCACGGCCGGGTATTGGCTACCATTGAGCCATTTATCCAATGCGGCTTTACTGCATCCGATGGCATCCGCCAATTGTTGCCGTGTGTATGATGAGGCATCAACGGATGCGTGCAAATGTTTGGCAAACCCTGCACCGATCAACAACTCTTTTGTTTTACGGCGGCCAAACTCTTTTACCAAAATGCGGTGCGTTTTGTTGTTGCTGTTGATCATGCCACACCCCACAACGTACACAGTGTGTACACACACAGTTTAACGAATGGTGGCAATACCATGGCGGCCCCAATGGCAACGGCACACCACCCAATGGCGGTGCCCAATTGTTGTGCGTGTTGTTTGTTCATTATACACCCCCATTTTTGAGTGCATTATGCACATCACTTTTGATCTGTTCAAACAAAGTAATTGTGTAGTAAAGTTGATTATATCCGTTAGGTGCCATCGTTACAATTTCTGTAATTAAAGCATTACACTCACCGCATTTTCGAATGTGGAGAATTTGAGCAACCATAATGTATACGATTGAATCACCTTCATAGTAGGGTTTACCCTCTGTATCTGTTCTAAAAATTTCAATCATTGTACACCTTCTACGATTTGCATATCTTCGATTTTTTCAAAATTGTCCGTTACCCAATCCAATGTACTTGTAACCATTGGCAACCATATTGTGGCAATGTGCATGGTTACAACCAAAATTTGTGCATTTGTATAAAACCGATCTACATTGGTTTCACCTAAAGCCAAAATTTGCATATCCTCAACGAGATCATGGCATGCCGAAATGTGTTTTAACGCCTCGATATTATATGGCATCCATTCCATGTTGCCCGTTACGTAGGTAATTACCAATACACGGCCATTGTGTGTGGATGTTTGGTTATGATCTGCATCTGAATAAATAATTTGTTTATGTCCTAATGTGTTCATTGTTTTGCCTCGGTTGGTTTGTTGTTATAACCCTTCATTGGGTATACTTAAGTATACACAATATACATAAATATACAACAACAAAATGAAATTTATTTTACATATGTGGATAACCCTGTGGATAACTTGTACAAAATGGGCCCGCATCCAACGGCGTTGTGTGCTATGTTGTGTCCATGGATCATGTACAAAAAAATATTGATCGGGGCCACAATCGTTTTGCGCAATACGTAATACCATTATTGGTGCAAAACGGTTGGCCCGATACGTGGCAATGCATGCAAGGTACCATACAGGATACTAAACACGGTATCGATTACATGGTGGGTGCAACGCCCATTGCCGCACGCATATGGGATGGCACACCAAAACAACATTTTGCATTGCGTTGGTACAATACCCGGCACCCCGAGATACGCATGGAATTAACCAAATTGTTGGTGTTGTGGGCCAATAACGAGCCCATGCCAAAATACACCATTGAGGCACACACCCACAACAACCGCACGTACGTTGCCGTGTGCCAAACCCATATGTTGGCCCAAATCATTGCCCATAACATGCCAAATTTGCCCCAATTCATTGTAAACAACCACACGGGCGATTTTACGGTATTTGTGCGGGTGCCCTTCGATTTGTTACCACCCGATGCCATACGCAAATTTATTGGTTAATGCGTGGATCTCGTAATCGAGTATCGATCAATCGTTCGCGGTGGATATCTTCTCGCATCGCTTTAACATCCACTTGCAATTCACCAATATCACCATGCAACGTTACCAATGTTTTGTTTACCTCGTTTAAGCTCTCTTTATACATTTGGCGATCTTCATTGTGGCTATCCACCATACGATCAATTTGTTTCAGATGTCGATCCACCCACACAGGCAAATGCGCGGCCAACCAACGGCCCAACACAAAAATAAACATTAAACACAACGCCAATGCCGCAACCGGGCCCGTGGCAATTTGTAACATTGCTTCGTTAGTCATTAGATCCCCACTTTACAATGGCGTTGGCCATGCACATTGCCAACCCTTGTATGCCCTCGTATGTTAAATGTTGTGCGTGTTCGGGTTGATCCATAAACAACGGCTCGCAGCAAATGGCAACCGGGCGGCCAACCCCTCGGATTGTGTAAAATGCGTTTTTTGTCCAGTTACTCGGATTACATTCGATTGGTTTGGCACTTTTTACAAATCCCGCCGCACGCATTTCTAATGCCAATTGTTTTGCCAATTCGTGGCCCTGTGTGGATGCATGATGATAAAAGAAGGCGGCATAATCCCCGCCGCCCGCGTTTAAATGCATGGCCAAATAAACCGTTTTACGGTTGGGGTACATTGCCGCATACTCGTTTACCCGGGCGTGCCGTTCGGTGTATGTGCCATCGGATATGGGCATAACATCAACACCCAATAACATGAGCACTTTTTCTAACTCAATAGATAATTGGCCCGTAATGATGGCCTCGCGCTCGGGTGTTGCATCCCCATCAATATCAACGGCGGCACCCCGATCGGCCAACTTGTTTGGTTTACCTGCGTGTTGCCGATCGATAAAAACAATCATTGTTATGCCAAGCTGGGGTTAATCTGATATTGGATCGTAAATTCCCACACCGTTTGCGCCCATCGTTTACCCACAACCATTACATTGTGCGCATCGAGTCCCAACCGGGTTGCGGTTACACTGATTATATCACCAATTTGTACGTATCCCCATTGCATGTTTGCAAGTACTGTAACCTCGAAGCGTGGCAACGCATTGGATTTAACAACGCCCTGTGCAATCAAATGTGCCGTGATGCCATCGTATATGTAATTTGATTCCAACACCGTTTGTTTAACGCCATACCGGTTTACACTGGTTTTGGCCAAATCCGTTTGTAATTCGTTTTCGCCCTGTTTTATGTGCCGGCATCGGGCAACACTCGTTAAATTGGATCCAAACCCGTTAAACGCATATTTTATTTTGGCATCGTTTACAATATCATCGTTGCCCGTTGTTTGTGTTACAGCTGTGATTTGTTGGATCTCCAAATCGCGGCCAATGTGCCATTGTGCGGTGGCGTGTAATGAGTCAATAAAAGAAATTTGATCCAATACCGGCCGCAAACCATTTGGCCCCATCCGTATGCCGATTGGCAACAACGGTAAAATGTTACCTTGTAACCATTGCCACGCATACATGGCCGGATCATTTATGTAACCACTAAATTGATAACAATTCAACAACGCACTCATGTTTGCAAACGCACCAATATCAACACGTTGCCCCGATCTCAACATTGCCCATTGCAACACATCGCCACCACGGGTTAACGAACCACCACCAAATTGATTGGGGTACGCGGGGGTATTCCAATATACCCACCATTCGCGGCTTGTACCATGCACCGTGCGCCCTGGCATTGCGATGTGGTCGGCATTATCTAACACAATGTAATTATATGTGTTGCCAAATGTATCAACGGCGGCAACGGGTGTTTTGGTAACGGTTTGGCCGTTTTCGTCAATAATTGTAACCGTACCCGTGCCAACAATATCATGGCCCGCAACCAAAAAATGCGCTTCGTTATCGGTTACATTGTACTCTTTTATGCAATACGCGGGTGTGGCATATAGATTTTTTATATGTTGGCCAGATTGGGCATAACCCGGTTGGCCAAATACAATGGGATACGCCTTCCCATCCGCCGTTGGGATATGCCGATCTGGGAAACGTTGATCAATGGTTGGGGTTTGCAATAACAATTGGTTTTGTGCCCATGGTTGGGCCTCAATGGTAAACGCAACAAAATTGTTTGGCTCATCTGGATCGCCAAATTGGGGTTGTTGTATCTCACCACGGTACAACACAATGCGGTTATCGTACGTTTGGCCAACCTCACCATTTTGCCAAACATAATACCCAAATTCGCATTGCAACCCATCCATGCCCAACCCTTTGTTGGCTAATTCAATTACATCCACCCCGGGCATGGCTAATTGGCATCCAACTGTATTGGTTTCAACATCGCCACCAACATTGGCCGCCTCCACAAAATCAAATTGTAATAACCCATCGGTGTATTGATATTCGGTGCCATCCTGTTTGGCGGTTATGGCATTTTGTGCAATCCGGTAATGTATCGAATTGTAAACAAAATCAACATAGAATACAGGCAAACCGCCCAACAATTGATCGGGGTACATTTATCTAACCTCACGCATTACAACGGTACCAACGCGCAATACCTCGTTTGTACTCTCATCACCCAACACGTTTTCGATCTGTACATCCGAGCCCAATGTAACCATGCAATGATCGTGGTACCGGTTTATTACATCGTGATTGGCAACACCCGTGGTATCAATCACAGGCAAATACACAACGGCGTTGTTTTCGCCCTGCATTTGCTGAACAATCCCAACCATTGTGGTTGGTGCGGATCCGATCGCCGCTTCGGGTAAACTGCCCGCCTCGGTTGTGTAAAAATCCGGTGTGGGGGTGTCGTTGCACAATTCGGTAATATCAACGCCATCCACCCAACCAACACGAATCGTGCGCCCACCATTGCCACGTACATTGGCATATTGCACGCCGTTTGGCCCTGTTACCGTGTCGGTGTTTGCTTCCCAATTGATTGTACGGCCACGGCCATATTGGGTGGCGGGTATCACAACCGGGCCCATTACCATATGGCCAATTTTAAAATACCCCTCGTTAGTTTGTTGAGTGGTAATTCTAATTTTTACCGCCGCCAAATCCGTTACGCGATGCAACAAAATGGTGCATGCGTTTGGTATTAACTGTGCAACGGTGCCCGATGTTGGATCGGTACTTTTGGCACCCTCAATGGTAAACACAACCGTTTTAGTGTTTGTTGCACTATCTAATACACCTTCGGAATTGGTGCGAATTTTGCGTAATACCTCGTTTTCGCCATCCTTCAAAAGGATGTACCACCCGGCACACTCGTTGTAATGGTAAAAGGGGCGATCCGCGGGGGTACTGGTTACCCGTACTGTGTTACCCAATCGCGCATAATTAAAATCACTACCCGATTGATTATTAATGGTACTGTGTGTTACCCACGCACCCGATTGGTACAATTCTATTTGCATATCTTTAAAATTGATATTGCTCAAATATATACCCACAACGCCGTTGCGGCTTCGTACATCAACACCCAAATTATCCGAATCAATCGCCCACGATATGTTTGCGGTGGGTATTAAATCGGTATCGGCATTGGCCACGGCATCGGATCGCCATGTAACGCCGCGTGATGGGTGCAACGTATACAATACACGGTTGATTGGTGTATCAAACTCGGGTAACACCTTCCATTTATCGGTGTTGCGTGCGGGGCCATCCTGTGTGGTAATGTATAGCCCATCATCCAACGCCGCATAAAATCCAATGGCCGGGTATTGTTTACCGTTCAATGTTGTATCAACACCCACACCCATTTCGTTGCCCTCGGAATAACTAACATATGCCCAACTACATGTTGTACCAATGGTTGTTGTTGTTGATCCCCATGTAAATTGTTGTGTGGATACACCCGCCACCGATGCGGTGCCAACCAATGTGGCATATTGGCGGGGCCCGTTAATACTGGCATAATACAATTTGCAAACACCCGTGGCATTATCCACATGCAAATACAACGCGCGCCCCTCGGATGTCAACCCGGTTACACTTGCCAATTGGTTTGTGCCCAACATATCATACAAATACAACGCCGTGGGTGTAATGTACACCCGTACATGGTACCCCAATGTGCCCGATGTGGTTGTATTAATTGCTACACCAATGTAATTGCCTTCTGAGGCACCACCACCCGTTTGTTGATCCAATGCAACGTGCAATGTTACGCCCTTTGATTTGTCAACAATCCCCCGTGCATAGTTTGCCGATACACCACCCGCACATGCGATATCCAATCGATCGGCATCCAATGTTATTGTGGGGGCACCGGTGGATGTTAACGCCCATTGGCCACCCTGTGTTGGTAGATCAACGGGTGCCCAATCTTGGGTATTGTGTGCCCATTGGCTATCGTCAGGATATGCGGCCAAACGTGGGTTTATTTGGGTGGCCCACATGCCAAACGATAATGCCAATACACTATCGGCAAACGCATTTGTACCGTTGTTATCCCAATTGCACAACACCAATTGTTGCCCATTGTAAAACGTGGTGGCGATGTTTGCCAACTCACCACATGCACCGGGATTAAATACAATAGCGTGTTGCATTTCGGGTGTTGCCACGGCGGGATCGGGGCCCATAAATTGCCATGTGCGCCCGTATTCGATGGCCTCAACACCTGCACTATCAGAATATGCACACGATACAACATCATTTTGCAACATACGTGCGTAAATGTAAATGCGCCCATCCACATCCATGTGCATGTATTTGTTGCCATCCTCTAATAATACACCCGATGAGTTTCTAGCAAAATCCACGCCCAATATATCGGTTACATTTGCAAACACTAACGAGTTAAATAAATTATCATACGCATCCGTAAATTGGGTTACGCCAATTGTGTTTACATCCCTTATAAAACTAAGTACATACACACCATTGTAAACAACAACGTTGGGTTGGTGTACTCGGTATGTTGTGGCCGATGCGGGGGATTGTGCAACGTATGTAAATTTGGCACCCTGTGATACGCTGGCATATTGAAAACACAAATTGCGGTTGGTACCCGAGCTTTTAAAAGCCTCTAAAAATAAAACACATTGGGATACCGTAGCCGCACCCGCGATGCGTTGCAATGTTAACCCGGTTATGTCGATCTCGGTTTGCAAACCACGGTTGGATATTAAATCCCATGTGGTACCCTGATCGATTGTTTGGTACACTTGCACGTTGGCCGTGTTGCCTGCGGTATCAATCGCCCAAAATATACACAACACATTACCATTGGCCAACGTAACCAATGTTGGTTGGCGAAATTGGCCACCCAATGTGGTTAATGCAACGGTATTTAACGATACCATGGTGGTGTTACCTTCGGGATCTATTTTGTAAATACGCACGTTGTTGTTGGATACGGTTGTGTATTCCACGGCGCACAATATATTGCCATCGGTTGTGGTTACCGCCGCACGGGTTATAAATTTTTTGCCAACCAAACTATTTTTGGCCACCGCATCCACCGCGGTTAAAATGTTTGGCACATTGTGGCCATATGTGTTTGCGTCGGTTTCAAATTTCCAACCAAATTTGGCACCCTCGGTTACGTGGCCCGCCTCTATGGTTTCAATTTCTATCGTGTTTGTTTGTGTGCCTCGGGTACCTAGTACTAAACTGGTTGGGTTTTGTGCCTCAGGTACGCCCGCACGTTTTTTGCCCTGGGTGGCATCGCTTTGTGCCGTCCAATAATTTTTTTGATCCAATTGCCACGGTACAATAAACCCGCGTACGTTATCCGGTGTTCTATTGGTGCCCATTAGTATGCCCCCGCATGTACTCGACCCGCAACGCGGCGTGCCGATTTATTGTATCGATCTATGTGTTTGAATGGTTGTATTATAACCACATTGTTGGTGCCTGTTTGCCCATTTTGCAATTGGCGGATCCCTTCTTGGCCACCAATGTTGCGTACGGTTGTACGATCAAGTACGGCCTCACCTGTTAACAATGTGGCGTTTGTTTCATCGGGTGCCATACCACCCATGTGCAACGTTGGTGGTTGTTGGGATAGTACCGCGGCGGTTTGTGCGGCACCGGCGGCGGTTATAGCGGCAATGGTTACACCACGCACACCGGGTGGCAATCCCAACGATCCCGCAATGGCTTTTGCCGTTTCCATTGCGATATCGGATACGGCGGCGGTTTGCTCTAATCTAAACAATCGTTTTACGCTTTTTTCGGTTGCCCGGTCGGTGTTGTCTAGATATTCACCAACGGCACCCGCAAATGTTTTAATTGATCCCGTAAACGCCATGCCCATTGCCGCGTATTTATCCACCTGTTCGGATATGCGATCCAATTGCTTTTGGTGGTGTTCCTCTTGTATCTCATTTATTTCGTTTAATTTTTCAATACGCAAATTGTTGGCGGCCTCATCGGCGGCGGCTCGCTCTCCTGATATTAGACCCAATCGTTCTAGTTTTATAAACTCAGATTCATAACGATCGTTAATTTGTTCGATTTGTTTTTCTGTATCGGATGCCGTCGATAGAAAATACATTTTCGCCAATTCATTACGTGCACGTAATGTTTGCAATTCACCTTGTACCGCCTCGGAATCAAACGGATCAATATCGGCAATTTCTTTTTTGGCTTTTGCGCTGCGCTCATTTGCCGCGGCTTGTGCCTCGTTTGCTTGTGCCAATTCGTGCTCTAATTCAACCATTTGTTGCGCTAAATCTACGGCCTCGGCTCGCATTGCGTCCATGGCTTGCATTTCGGTTTGTTGTTGCCCAATACGCCGTTGTAATTCATCCTCTAACGATAACAACGCGGCACGCTCTGTTAACCCACGTTTGGTTAAATCCAATTGGTTGTTTACGGTGTCGGTTTGCAATTGTAAAACCCGTAACCGCTCTTTTTCCTCATCGGATAAAACAACCTCTGATCCATCCTTTTGTGCCTGTATTAACGCCTGTACGCTTTTCAATTCCAATTCACGGGTGGCAATACTTTGTTGCGCCTGTTCAATGTTTGCTTTAAATGATTCGTTGGCCGCCTCACCCGCCTGCTCTAATTTAAATTCAAATTCAGATATTTGCCCGGTTAACAATTCAAATTCACCACGCATATCGCGCAATTTACCGCCGGCATCAACCAAATTGTTGGTTTGTTCGGTTGTTTCATCATTTAATTGCCGTTGGGCATCTCGAAGATCCAATATCAATTGGCGCGCCTTTTCGGCTTCCTCAGTGTACGCCATATATCCCAATGCCAAACCGCCAACGGCAACGGCACCCGCCAATACCAATGGGTTGAGTGCACCAAACCCCATAATCAACGATTCAACAACGGCAAATGTATCCGCCATACCATCCGCCGCCTCGGCCAACTGTGGATTTACACCACGCAATGCCAGCCCAACACCACTAAACCCGCGATCGATATCGCCGGATTTTTCCGCAACCATCTCCATGCGTTGGCCAGCGTGTGCGGCACTATCGGCCAGATCATCAAAATCACGGGCACCACGTTTTGCCGCGTTGGCCATCTCTTTTGCCACCTTCTTTTGGGCATCGGCTGATTTTTTAGCCGCCTTTTCGGCTTGTTTTAATTGGCGATCCAATGCGGCCACCATTTTTTTGGCCTCTTCTTTTGTAACATTGGGGATTTGTTCGAGCTTCGATACAAGGTCTTTTATATTTGCTTTGTACGATATCTCTATGCTTTTCTTTTCTTCGGTTGCCATTATATCCGCCCGGTTAAATCATCCGCCAACGCCTTTACAACCTTGTTGGCCTGTTTGCGCATTGGTTTGGTTAGTGTCTCATCGGCTACCCGCCGACCCTGTGCACCGATAATTGGTTCGCCACGGTTGTTTGTTGGATCCTCACCATAACGCACCATGTAAGAATACGGGGCCGTGTTCTTTAGGAATACAACCACGTTGCCGGTGGCATCTAATCTTGTACCCCGTACAAAACGCCGCCACGAATTTTTGGAATCATCGCGAAAAAATACCACCTTGCCATTTTTATCCCTGCGCACCGTTGGTTGGCGTTTGGGCCAATCTGGAATTGCCGCAACCTCGATATCGGTTAACGTTTGTTGCATAATACGTGCGGCATTGGGTGCAACGGTATTTAACAAACCAGTAAACATTTGATCCAAATTGGTATCAAATTGTGCCGTTACCCTTCCTTTTGCTATTTTATCGCCCATTGTTTACCGCCCGTTGCCGATCAATCATTCGATCTAATTGTAGCCGTTTATTATCCGATATGCGTTTGTTGATTTGTTCGGGCGTTTCATTGTGTAAACGATATTCGGCTATGAGTGCAATACGGGTTTGGGCATCCAATGTGTAAAACCATTTTGGGGGTTGGCCCCAATGGCGTGCCACCCGCAATGCCAATAAATCCAATTGGCCACGGGTGGTTACGTAAAATTTGCCGTGTCCTCAACCGCATCGTTGGTAGGGATCTGTTTGGTCATTTCGATCAAACATTCTACACCCACCCCGTACACATCCCCCGGTGTCATACCTGCGGCCAATAGCCGATCCATAATCGTATGGCCGTATGCAATCGGATCGCCATCCACCACACGATACGCGGGTAAACATTTGGCATGATCAACGCACACCCCAATTGCACCCGCACACAAACGTGCCAATTGTGCTTGGTTGGGATTGCCGCCCCAAATGGCCACAAAATCCCAACACGTTGCCATACTGGATGGCACCACAATATCGTGTTTACCTAATTTGCCTAATTCCAACATTTAATGCCCCGTTGTTGTTGGTTTATGATAATTGAGTAACGCCGCCGTAACATGTAAAATTTAGTGTAAACGAGCTCGGATCCCCTTCGGAAAAATCCAAACTACAAACGCATTTACCCAATGCAACAATGTGATCGCCTGTATCGCCAAAATCGGTACCCTCGGCGGTGTATCTAATATCGATACAAAAATGCTCAACAAATGGTACACCCGCATCGCCTGTGGAGATGTTCGCAGCATATGCACCCGATTTGTTAATAAAATCACGTACGGATCCAACATCGGCGGATGTAAATTCCCGAAAATGAAACGAAAAGGATCCAGTTATGGTTTGTTCGTCTTGGCGGCGGATTGTGGAGAAATTACCACGATCCATAATCACTAACTCGCTAAATTGCTGTGGTTGGCTGAATGAAAAATTACCATCTTCGTATGCAACTTCGAGTACAACGGGGGATCCTGTGCCGTCGAGCAACTCGATCTTGCCATCGCGTTTGGTTTTGGGTACTGTTGAATAGGCCATTTTATTACCTGTGTTTGGGGTTGGTTAAAGTGTGTGTAATGCCGTAAATGTACATGCCACGATCATGTATTCCTGTGAGTCAACAACCGATCGGGTTGTACCATTATAACGTATTGTAAATGCGTTGTTTGTTGAATATGTACCCAACACGGCGTTTATTACTGTTTGCTCAACATCGAGCGTTGTATCGTAATCAGTCGGGTATACATCCAACGGGCGCAACCGATGTGCAAACGTTACCAACACATTGGTTTGGGCATACACACCCACCGCCCGGCGTTGCCTATCGGGGCCCGCCGTTGTTTGATCAACACCCACCGCATACGATTTATGGGCAACGGTGTTTTGTTGGCGTCCAAAATACTCCGGGGCCATTTTGGCCAAATGAAAACCAGTTAACGCACCAACATTGGTGGCAACCTCGGATCGCAATTGTGAAAATGAAACGCTCATTATCTACGCCGCCCACGAAAATTACCCAATCGGCCTGGGTTACTCAGGTAAATAACCGGTTGTTTTGCAACCCGTGTGTTTGGGTTATCGCTGGATCCTTTGTGGCTGTGATCATAAATGAAATTAATTTGTTTCCATTCACTTTGATATTGGTTGTACATCTCGGTACTCAAATCGAGAAAACGGCCATTTGATTGGCCCAATGAGCTGTGAAAATCACGAAATATATAATACAATGCCAAATTTTGGTGGGCACTTCGGAATGCTTCGGGGCTCATTACTAGGTATTCAAGGCCGCCACCCTCGTTGCGCATCCGTTGGATCATGGTGTACCATGCCTCATCGATATACGTTTGGTAACTGGCTAAACTGGATGGGCGCAAATCCACCAATTGGCTAAATGTGGATGTTAAATCGGCATCGGATACCACAGGGTATAAACGGCGCAATACAACGGCACCCATGCGGCGGAACGTATACACCCGCCCACCGATCGTTACGTTCCATTCTTGTATGTACCCCTCGCCCAATGATTTGCCATCAAACAAATTGGTTGCATGGGTGTATTGTGGGATGTTTGCCGGGTATGTTGCCGCGGCGTTATCCACCAATTTGTTGCCGTTTGGCTCGATCAATGTGTAGGTAACATTGGTGGGTGCAACCAACGCCCCGTTGCGATATATCGGCAATTCGGATGTTTGCGATTTACCACGCTCGAATAATTCCGGCACTTTGATTTGTGGGGCGTATGGTGTATCACTCATTACAATACCTGTTTGTATATTTCCAAACCTTCGGTTTGGAAATCGGTTACAAATGTTCGCATTGCCTCAATTTGCGCGTTTAAATCATCCATTTTTTGTTTGATCTCGGGTAAATGTTGTTGGCGTACCAATCGTTGTGGGCGTTGTTCAAACTCACGTATAAACAGTTGCCAAAATTGCGGTTCGATGTGTCCTAGCTCGCCATCAACCAACAATTTAATACACCAACGGTTATATGCATCTCGATCAAACGTTTTAATAATGCGGTTTGCCAATACTCGGATATCGGTAAATCGATCCGCATAAAACTGGCCACCCATTGCAGGGTATGCCCGTATGTAATCGTGCCGTTTTGGATCCAAATAGATCCACCCTTCGCGTTGTAATTGGCCAATACGGTTGGATACGTCCCCAATTTCGCCACGAATTTGCCGCACACCATTTACCCCGGGCCGTATTTGTTCAAGTTCAACCAACGGCACAAACAAACCAACGTTGGTGGTTACGGTTTTATCCTTCGCATTGCCCTTGCCCGCAATGGTTTTGGTTACCTCGAATGTTTGCCATACCCAATTGGCGGGCCACCATTTTGCAAACAACGGATGGTTGGGCCGTGTAGGCAACACCATTTGCGTGTTGTTCGTACTTTGTGGGGCCCATGGTTGGGCGGTTGGTTTAAAATTGTTCATGTTGTTACCTCGGTTGTTGTTTGTGTCGTTAACTGGCAAAACGTGGGCACCGAAGCACCCACGCCAACCATATCTAACAACAAAATGTTTTAGTTATCAACGCTCAGCAATTTTACACCGCGGTCTGAGTCTACGATACCCATTCCCAGATAACAGTGGCCAACTATGCGTGTAAGGGCCTTTGTAGGATCGCGATCCATTTCGATGAGTACATCACCCATATCCATGCTCTCAGCTGCACCAACCAATGCGGCGGGTTTACCTGTTGCAAAACCAATTGCACCCGGTGCCCACAATGCACCAACGTGTTGCCCTGCGGCTTGCGTTACATGTGATGATGCATAAATATCAACGCCCAAATATGAACCCTTGTATCCCGGCCCTTTTGCGCTCATTGCGTCGTATGATGCTGGAGCAAATGCCAATGCGTTGTTGGCCTCGGTGCGAATGTCGGCTTGCAAATCTTGCCATTGCTCGGGGTGCAACAATGCCACGTATGGGCCCGGTGCGCCTTTACCTGAAGATGCCAACTCGAGCGTTTGAAATGCTGAAATGAAATTATCAACAGTTAATGCGGCGGCATTGGATACCGATGCAGTAAACCCGGCAACGGTTGCCCCTGTCAATTCTGCAAACAACAATTCATATGATTTAGAAATTGATTCGGCAATACGAAATGGATCGATATCGTTACCCATACCGGTCATGTTTGCAAGGTCGGTAAT